AGATCTGATTCTACTGTGCCACCTTGTTGATAGTATTGTTTTATACTTTTAGACTTCACCCTAACCTAAAGCCTTCTTCTTATATCTACGCATCTTTCTTTGCAGTAACTTCTTTACATTTATGTCTGACATAAGTATGGGAAATTGAGGATGTGATTTATTCCAAGCACTAACTTCTTCTTTTGCTTTAGCGTAGTCTTTTTCTTCTCTAGATTTTTCAAGCATTCTTAAAATTTTATCAATTGTCCTTGTCCTAGTAGATTTAATCCTATCTAGTTTAAATCCTTCAGTTTCAATTAATTTAGAACCTTCTCTTAAGAACGAAGAACCAGTTAATCTAAGTAATCTAGTAGGCATTCTAGCAAAAGCATCCTCTCTAAAAACATCAAAATCTTTTTCCATTGCAGGTATAAACTTTGTAAATAAATTATCTACATCTGAAACAAATGGAGGGTATGCTAAAAACCTTAGAGAACCTGAGTAGCTCTTTCCCTCTTCTATACTAGATGATATAATATCACCCATAAAACCAAATGCTCCAATAGCTGATATGTTCTCTACTATATCCATTAAATCTTCTGGTATTTTTTCATCTGGAGAGTATACTCTTTCACCAGATAGTAAACCCTTTAAAAATGATTTAGATTTTAAGGTTATTGTTCCACCTGCAAATCCTGCAATACCTAACCTAAGAAGTGGCATAAAATTACCTCTACTTATATCACTTATAAATAAATCTTTAAGATAGTTAGTCTGTCTAAGGCCAAATCTCTTAAACTGTGTAAAAACTCTAGCCCTTGGGTCATTGAATAGAAGAGGGTCTTCTAGTATATCTTTTTGTAGCTGAGTTTTCCTAGCAAATCTAGCCATTGCTGTAATATAATCCTTATCAGTTAACCTAGATTTATTAGGGTCTATGCCAAGTTTTTGTAATTTATTAGATGCCCAACCCCTACTAGCCTTAATCCTACCTCTTACTCCCCTTCCCTTAACTATTTTAAACATATCATCTACCAACACTTTAGCTGTAGATGCGGCTGTTATCTGGTTTACTTTATTTATCCCATTAAAACCACTGTACTTACCTAATGCATTAGTTACCTTGGATGATAAAGAAGAAGATTGTGTGTGACCCATCATCTCTGCAAACATTGAATAATTAGTTACACCAGACCTTTCTATTAAGTCCCTTACTTTTTTATCATTTAATGATATTAGACCTCTAAAGAAAGGAAGATACCCGGCTTCTAAAGCAGTTGATATTGTAGGCTGTGTGACATTTAATAATGGAGCATATCCCAAACCTATCTTAGTAGATGTCTCCCACTCTGCTACTTTTTGCCAAAATTTCTTTGTACTAGGTCTATAGTTATATGAGTTATGATATTCTATATCTCCCTTAACGTGGTGATGTAGTGTTCTCATTATATATTCATCATCTGGTTCAGCTTTCTGTAACAATGCTTTATACTTCTCACCTTTAGAACCAAAATTTTTAATGAATGCAGTTCTATTTGCGGCTTTGGTAGCGTATCTACTTAATAGTGTTTTTAAATTCTTTTCTAGTAATTCCTCTGGTATTTTAAATTTCTTAGGTTTTTCTAGGTTTCCAAATGTGTTAAATAATTCCTCGGATAGACCATTGCCAACTCTTTGATATGCTCTTAGGTATTGTAAGTTTGAACCACTCTCTACATTAGCATCCAATAAGATTTTAGTTTCCTTGCTAAACTTAGACATAGATTTTCTTATTAATTTATCTAGATAATTAGATAATTCAGGATTTTTCTTTATCCATTTATCTGGGTTTGAAACCATAGATAGTATAAAATCATTATCTGTGTAATTAAAATCAGCTTTAAGTGCTCTTGCTATTTCACTTTTCTTATCTAAAGCCTTCAACATATCATCAAATATTATATCCGCTAAATCTTTTTTCATCATACCCGGAGCATAATTCTGTTGGAATCCCGGCATTTGACCACCAGTTGAGGTGAATCTTTGAGCAATTAAAGATGTTATTGAATTTATTTCTGGTAACTTACCTTGTTTTAATAATTCATAAAGATTTTCATAATAAGCTTCCTCAGCTTGCTCTTTATTTAGTCCACCAGTTCTAAACCTAGATAGCTGTTGCTTAGTTGGTTTAAATAAACCTGTCTGCATTAGTCTACCTAAGTATTCACCATTTAAAGACTCTCTATCTGTTTGGTATTGGCCTACGTCATTAAAGAATTTTCTAACAGGAGCTTTTTGAGAACCTCTATACTTAGCCCTCGTTAAACCTTCTATCATAGATTTAATAGGCTTTGGGAAAAAATCTTCTTTAAATATAGAATACTTAGCTTCTTGAGTAACCCATCCCTTATTCTGTAGCTTATCTACTGCCTCATTGACAGACTTTCTTTTTAATAAAGCATTTCTATATCTATCTAGCTCTACCCCTGTCATATCATCTAGTCCAATCTTATCTTTATTAGGGTCTATCTGAGATAATGTTTTGCTTTTAGATTTTTGCATAGAACTATTACGAAGAGTTTGCTTTAAGCTGTTATCAACACCTTGACTTTTTTCTAATTTTCTTAGATTATTTCTTCTTAAATCCATAAGCTTTGTAATCGGAACTTGAACTTCATCTTCTAATCTATATTGTAGAGAAAAATCTGTATCTTTAACAATTTTACTTTCTCCAGTATTATAGTTAACTAATTTTATCTTTTTTCTTCCCTCAGGACTTATTATATTCCACTTACTACCGCTATTATCTATATATACTTCTGATTGCCTTCTAGCTACATCATCTAGTTTACCTACAGCAACACCAAATTCTTTAGCTAAATCTTCCTCTACTAATTCTTGTTTATAACCAGTTCCCCTAGCTTTTTTAAATCCTTTTCTAAGTTCCATTAATTTTCTAGGTGAACCAAGAGCACCACCTACAGCTTTTATACCTAACATCATACCAGCGGCATTAACATAATCTTGAGGTTCTGGAATCTCCCCCTCTGATAAAGGTAATGTAGTACCAAGTACACCAGTTTCTGCTAATACTCTGGTCAATGTGCTATAACCTTTTGTCGTTAGGTAAGCACCAGTCCCAGCCATAGAGCCACCAAGAAGAGCACCAGACATAGTATCTTTAATAACTTCATCTGGTTTAATATCTCCAGTCTCTAGTTTTTGGGTGAAGGCACTTTTAAAACCTTCGTAGGTGGCAATACCAGCAGTAGATTGACCTAATGTCTTAGCAGTTTTCTTAGCTACAGACCTAGCAACTCCACCATTAACTCCATTTTGTACTAATTTTTTAGTAATAAATTTAGTAGCCATTGACTTTGTAGCCGCACCACCTATACCACCACCAGCCACAGTCGTTACTAAATCCGCTGGCATTAAGAAACTTAAAAGACCAGCTCCTATATCTTCAACTATTCCGGGTTGGTAGTTAGACAAATCAAATCTTTTTTTACCAGTTGACATTTCTTCGGCTAAACCTGTTATCGATTGGTTGTAAGCACTCTTAAAAACATCTGGCAACTTGTTAAGCATATCAGTTGATTGCGTTATGTAAGGATTGTCTAACTGTTCTTGATACTCTGGGTACTTTTTCAATAAAGCAGAGAACAGTCTATCGTCATCATGCTCTGCTAAACTTGGGTACTTAGCTTTGTATCTAGATACTAATCTTTCTTTTGTCATACTAACCTATCTTGGTGTGAAGGGATTATTAGGGAAACCTTTAAGCCTAGTATAATAATCAGAAGGGTCTATACCTTGTCTTTTTAAAAGTTCTATTGTAGATATATCTTCTCCACCTTCATAAGCTTTAGGGTCATCTATATCTAAATTTCTAACTGCCCTACTCCCAACTGGAAACATATCTTGTAATAAAGAGTAATACAATTCTTTATTATCTCCCGCTAATCTATTAAAAGCTTTTTCAAAATTAGCGTCTGTAAATCTTTGAGTATTTGGGTCGTACTTACCAGCAATAGCGTTCATTAATTTACTTCTTTGCTCTTGGTATTTAGCTTCCTTTTTAGTAGATGGTATTGGTTCTCCAGCCATCATTACTGGTCTATTAGATTGTAATTTATTTAACTTTGATAATTCATCTCTTAATATTTTTGCTTGACCGGGTTTACTTTTAATAACTTCCTCAGTTCCTTTTGGGTCACCAAAACCAAGTAAAGTAAAGGGGAATATTCCATAATCTAACAAACCTATATCTGGTTCTTTCATTACTTCATCATCATCTATTTTTTCTATACCACTTACATCTATATCATCTTTTTCTATTGAAAAATCATATCCAGCATTACTTAATAAACCTTCTATAGCCGGAGATGATACATCATATTGTGCATATTCTTCCCTAAGGGATGTGTAGGCAGGGCCAAGCACATTAGACATAAATGCATTTCTATCAGCCTCACTAGCAGAACTCTCAAATCCTAACTTAATTAACTTAGATAGGTCAGTCATATCTTGTTTGTAAGTAGCCTGAATATTAGCTGGCATTTCACCTAAATATTTTTGAGATATAGCATTTTTCAACATAAATTGTCCCTGCATTTTAACTAATTGTCTCTTAGATTCAGAGCCATCATAGTTTAGCTTACCTCCAGTCATTATATCTAATTCTTTACCCAGATTGTCAGTCATATTATTTGATTTTGTTAATATAGACTCATCTTGGTCTAGTCTTGTTCTTAATGTATTGTATGTTTGTGGGTCTATTTCTGGATTATTATCTAACCAACCCCTAGCTACAGCTATACCCTCTTCTGTGCTATGACTTGATTCTGGGTATACAATATTCCAATCATTAATAGCTTCTGCTTCAGCATCCTTTCTCCTCTGTTCTAGGAATGTAGCTTTAGCTCTTTCTTCTTCAGCTGTTTTTGTTTCTATTTGTAAGTCTGTCCATTGTTTATTTTGAACAGCTTCGTTTTCTGCAATCTCAATCTTGGCGTTTTCACGTTGAGCTTGTTGTTCTTGATATCTTATCCTAGCATCTGACTCATTTTTTCTAAGTTGATATTCAGGGTCAGCATATTTAGAAATTTGCCTTAAAAAAACATCGAGACCGCTTTCATTTTCTTGCAATGTTATCGGGCTACCACGCATTAATCTAACTTTTTGTGCCATATTATCCTCTACTTAAATACTTGTTTATAGTCAACTAATTTATAACCATTTAATTCCGATACTGCTTCTGGAATAATATCTTCTAAGTCTTGAGCCATCGTTCCTATCTCTATATCATCAGACCAGTTATATTTAAATGTATATATTGGTACATTATTATCCATTGTAAACAAGTAGTTTACATCCTTCTTTAATCTCCTATCTGAATACATAGTTAAGCGGTTGGTAATCGAAGTTGGGTCTTGCCCATAAGTGCTCATTGTAGCTGGGTCGGAACCAGCCGCTACCCAATCATTATAACTATTCTCATCTGGAAAACCAGTCTTATACCAGTCTTCCATTGATTCGAATCCTGTTGCACCTTCATCGTATTTAACTGTTCCACTAATACCCTCAAGTCTTTGAAGCTCTGATAAAGCCGCTTGTATATAAGCCTCCCTATCATCTCTAATATCTTCAAACATTCCTCTTTGAGAAGACTCAACAGCCGCACCATATATATTCTCAGCACCAGCTCTTGCTTCCTGAGTCATAGCTTTTCTTTCTCCAAAACCAGCAAATCCGCCACCTAATTCCTGAGCTTTAGTAGTAGCTGTGCCTAGACCAGCTGAACCAGATTGTCTATTACCAGCCAAATTCCCCATATAGCTAGATATAGTAGTGCCTTCCCTAGATGGGTCGTATGTAAAATTAGCTTCAAACTGAGTCATTTGTTCTTGATTTGGTTGAACGCCAGCCATTGAATATATTTCATCCAAAGTTGGTATACTTGAAGACTGCTCCCCATAACTAACAGTACCACCTGTTTGATATCTGGGAGTAGAAAATCCAACTTGACCTTGTTGATATGATTTTTGTATAACATCTAAATTTCTTAAAGCTTCTTCTAAGTTAATAGCATCAGACTCCTTAAGCCAATCAAGACTTTCTCTTTGTAATTTTGGAAATGTATATTCACTTTCCGGATTACCAATAGGTAACATAGATTCGATATCTTTGAAATAGTCTAATGTGCTTGTAAGTTCATCCTTTACACCTAGGCTATATCCGCCTTTGCGTTTTCTTTTATCCTCTATCAATCCACCTTGTTGTAATTTCTGAGCGTCTGTTTGCATTACTTGTTCTTTTAAATATGCTGGGTCTATATAAGCTTCTATACCCGGATTTTTTTCTACGCTTCCACTATACCTTGGTATACCTAACATCCCCAATATACCTTCATAATTTTTACTTGACTTAGCTATATTATAAGGGTCTACTACATAATCTTCTGTATTATCTGTTTCCATTATATGGCCAGATGGGGAGCCTATTATAAATTGGTCTATAGAAGATAAGTCATTATCTTCTGCCATATTTCTATAAGTAAAATTTCTTGGGTCTTCTTGAGATATAGTTAATGCTCTGTGTTGAAATTTATTTGCTTTACTAATATCATCTTCTTCTTGTTGTAGTCTAGAGCCTGAACCAAACACATCCATTCCCCTCTTATCTTGAGCTTCTCTAAATTCAACATCTTCAGGATTCCAATGAACATTTTTTCTGTATTCTTCAGCTCTGTCATAAGCTCTTTTATCCCCTACAAAAGGAAGTGCGTCTAGTATTTTTCCAAACCCACTTGGAGAGTATTCATAGTCTTCAGCATATTGAAGACCAACTTCCCCACCTTCTTGAGCCATCATAGGTTCATTTTTTATTTCAGATAAGAAATTTATAGCTATAGCTTCATCTATCGCAGAGTGAGCCATCTCCTTGTTATCAAACCTAGGCGCTACTACATTATTCATAGTATCTATCAAAGGTTTAAATCTTCTATAGGCATTCCTATTTACTACAAACTCACCGTCCTCAGCCATTATTGGTTGCTTATCTCCGGGTCTCGGGTCGTTACCAAAATGCATTATACTATCCTCCTACTAAATGGCATCATACTTAACAATCCTCTACCACCTTTATATGCTCCTACTTTCCCACCGTGTTTATACATTGGCAATCTAAAGTAAGGCATTTGTGCTTGAGTGTTGTATAAATTATCTTCTTGAACACTTCTTCTAATTCCTTGGTCTGGTATAGCTTGACCCATATTCCCTTCTGCCGTTGCTATATAAGCTCCTAAGTTTCTAGATAAATCTTCCATTTTTCTTTGAGTATTTGAAGAATCTCTTGCCATAGCATACTCTTCACCTATTAATGATGGAGAATCAACTCCTTGAATATTGCTAAGATTAAAATCCATTCCAGAACCTCTTTTTATATCTAAGTTAGCAGGGGCTCCTTTCATCTGAGATGCTATATTCATACTTAATCCCCTTGATAAATCTTCCATTCTTTTTTGGGTACTCAAAGAATCTTGAGCCATAGATAATAATTCATTATCCATACCTAATGATTCTGCTCTAGGTAAAGACTGTTCATAGCTACCTGCCATTTCTCTTTCAAAAGCGCTAGGTTGTTGAGGCGTTTGTAAATTTAAAAGACCAGTCATATCATCTGGCCTAGCATCTTGAAAATCTTTATCCATTCTCATATTTCTTTCTTTATTTAATTGAGACGTTAACTTATTATGTCTGATGCTCTTACCATAGTCTCTTCTTATATCTAACTCTGGAATACCTTCGCTCATTTCAGATATAATTCTCATATGGTCTCTAAATTTAGCATCTTCTGGTAAAAGTGGGCCAACGAATTGATTACCAACGTCAGTTAGTGTATCTGCTCCAGCCATAGGACTGTCTGCCATTTTCTTTCTTAGGTTAGCTGTGTGTTCAAGTATATCAACCTTGCCCCCTATTTGTTTTCCTGCGACTGGCATAGGTGGTAATATTGATTGAAAGTAATCATCCATAATAGATGTATCTGCTATTTCTGGTATTGAAGTAAGATTACCAGCTGAATCAACTACCTTACCAGTCATATCTGAAGTACCAAACCTTAGTTTGTTCATAACCCCCCCATATAAACTACCAACTCCAGCTTTCCCTAACTCACCCATACCAGCACTTAGTGCCGTAGCCGCACCTGCACCTAAAGACCTGCCTAAAGCACCTCTACCCATTTCTTTTTCCAGTTTACTTAGGTCTGAAAAATCTTCAGTAAATAATCCAGTTGATGATTTTTTAACATGGCCAGAATCATACATCTTACCAGCCGCCATTTCACCCACACCAGCACCTAAAGCAGAGCCAAGACCTTTAGCCGCAACTAAACTCAAACCTCCTGTAGCTGGGGCAAGAGCCGCACCAAGAGCTGTTCCAGCCATACTTCCTAAGGTACTAAAAAAACCTCTTTTCTTTTGCTCCTCTGCTACCTTTCTAGCTTGCTCTTCGAATTCTTTTTGAGCTTGATTTATGTCTCTTTGTAATCCTATACCATACTTAGCTTGTGATACACCGGGGATATATCCACCAGATTGATAGCTCATAGGTCTAACATAACCACCGCCTAAGTATCCTTTTATTGTATTATATTTCATAATATCCCCTTAAATTGTAACTTCAATTCTCCATACAGAAGTTATGTGAAACTGTTCAGTTCCACTTGTTATATTTGTATCATCTGGATTTATACCTATACCCACTACTTCCCCTTCAACAACCCTAGGTATGTTATCCCAGTATGATTGTTTTATGGTGAACATAGTACCATCTGTTGCAGACCATTCTTCCGTAGCATCAAATGTAGATACAACGCTAGTGCTTGTACTACCATCTGTAGCTTTCTCTATAGTAAAAACTATATCTGTACCAACTGTACTGATATCAGATGGTCTAAATAATATTTTATGGCACGTCATTGTAAAGGGAACTAGGTAAGCAGTTCTCTCATCTAGCATATCGCTCTGCTCCCCACTACCGTGCCAAGGTACATATATTTTTGTACCCCCTAAGTTTAATTCAAAGTTATGTATAAAGCTCCTATAGTCAACGAATTTATTACCATACTCTAAATGCTTTGCTTTTAATTTATTATCTATTATTTGGTTACCATTTCTAGACATATAATTTTTCCAATTTATGCCTTTATGTTTTCTGTATACAGCTAAGTTTCCATTTTCTATAGTAACAAATGTACCACCTTCTTGCAGAGATGATGGGCTACCTATATTAAAAGTTTGAGGTTGCTCTGTAGAGTTTACCAGTCTTCTTATATCTCTAGGCATTATCCAGCACTCGCTTGTTTAAGTCTTAATATCCTATATTCAACTTGCATATCATTTATATATAACTTTGTATCTGTATCCCAAGAGTTAGTTCCTTCAACTATAGCAACTTTAAACATTATACTGTTAAAAGATATTGCAGATGCTGGTTCAAATACGGCAACTTTATAAACCCCATCTGCTTGGATAAATGAACCAGTGCTCATAGCTGTCCAAGTTCCATTCTGATTTATTTGATAATATATATTTGCCGCTGGTATTAATGTGCTAGAAGTATGTTGATAATGAACAAATAACTTATAGAACTTCTTAACTAATGATGGTTGACCAAATGTAAAGTCAGGAGTTTGAACTGTATAATCCTTATGTTGGTCTGCACCTATTTTATAATATGTTAAATAAACCTTATTGGCGCCCTCACCACCCAAGTCAGTTGATGCTACATCGTAAGCCACAACAAGCCTATTCCTAGAATCGTTTATAAAATTTGACATGGCAGGAGTAAAACTAGCTCCGTTTGTAGCAGTATCGTTATATGCGTTTGGTGCTATATCATCAGCGTATGTGATTGCATCATTTCTTATATCATATATATATCCATGTCTACCTGCATTAGTATCTTGTATTATAAGGGCTTGATTTGAAATAGGTATATACCCAACTGTCATTCTTTTAGGGTCTTTACCTAGCGTTGTTTCTGCTGAGAATGTAGCCCAATCATCATCGCTTATCTTTCCATCTCTAACATTCCTAACACTACTACCATCGTAGTAATATATTCCAGATTTATTAGCCCATACTACGCCAGCTTCTCCCTTAGAAACGGAATAAGGATAGGGAACACCAGCTGAGTATATTGTATCTTCTATAAACCAATTAGCTGGAGATGGAGATGCTACATTTATAACTTGCATTGTTCTTTGTTTAAACGCTAGTATTCTATCAGCGTAAGATTCTAATCTTACATAATTTTCAGCATCACCTTTAGATGCTTCTATATAATTAAGGTTAGGAAATGTATCATATCTACCTATTTCGCTATACATTATTCTGTCACCATAGCTACTAAATTCTGTCACACCATCTAATGAACCAGACCCACCTTCATCATACTTTACATTAGCAACAAATGCTCTTCTATTTGCTATTGTTGCAGTTCCATAACTAGCACCAGATTGACCAAAGGATATTTGTTTTGTAGATTGAGAAAATCCATTTAAACTTGCGTATGTTTCTAAGCTTGGTGCATCTAATTCTAATTCCCAATATTCAGTACCCCTATTTGCCAATGTGGTATTAGTTGGTATTGTTATTCTAAAATGTTGGTCTCCACCAGAGCCTGCTGTACTACTATCCTGAACCCACTGATTATAGTCCCCTAGCAATGATGTTCTAGCACCATCTTTTATGCTTATATCAGCAAGCATAGTCCAGTCATCACTAGAGCCGCTTTCTCTTATATATATTCTACCGCCAGATATTCTATTACTATATGTCGTTGATGCACTTCCCGGATTATGATTGGCAAAAACATTTATTAATAATTTTTTAAGACCATTAACAGCAAGTGTTGTGGACATTGTATATATTAAAGACTCTTGGTTTCCGTCGTATATAAATGTACTTCCGAATTCATATGTAGCCTCTTCCCACATTCCCTCAACAGTAGATTCCGCAACAGAAACAGACCAGCCCGTTCCATCTGTCATAGCAAATTCATTAGAACCATCCACGCTACCCGATGCTATAAAGTTACCACCACTTGGCTTTGCTAAGTCATTATCTTCTTGGTATAATGCAGATGCAACTGAGTGACTTATAAAACTATCTACATTTGAAGAAGCACCAGCTTCAGCGGCATAGAACATATCTTTTTTAATATACCCATACCACTTAGGCTTTGATATGTTTTGCCTATTGCCATCAGCTACCCTAACAGCACCGTTAACAGAATAAAAAACCCAATCTGGGTAAGTGCTAGCAGTTGCTATCGTTTCTAAGTTTATAGCATCTGTTGTATAACTTCCAGCGCCATCTTTATATACATCAATCTTACTATCATCGGTATTGCCAAGTAGTATTGCTATGTCATCTTGTATACCAACTCTTTTAAAAGTAACAGTAGTACCAGCTTCTATAGCTTCGTGAGTTAAATCTTCTTCAATCCTTAATAATGTTGGAGCTGTTCCAGCTTTTATAGTGATAGCATCACCACCGTAATTAGCTATAAAGTTACCACCCCCACCTCCAGTATGATAACCAGAAGCAACCTCTAATACTGTAAATGTTCCATTATTATTAGAAGTTCCACTAACAACAATCTTAATAGGCATTGAGCTAGCCGTAATATCATTTAAGAATTTGTTATTTGCGTGAGTTAATAAACCTGTGCTAGCCCCTATTGCAATCCAATTAGATGTTGGCTTTGCTAATTGAGTAGCTGGTTGTGTGTCAGACCTAGTTAAAAATCCTATGTAATAATTAGAACTTGTGCCATCATCAGCCCCCATCGCATTACCACCACTACCAAGAAGTACAGCTCCACTAGGAGATATTCCTGTAAGTGAAAACCCAGCAACCGCAGTTTCATCATCATACTCAAAGTAATGTAATCCATGCCCCGGATTCAAAGATGCTGTATGCGTTGGTACTGCATTACTTCCCGGCTCATAAGATTCCCCATCATTAGTCGTTTCTTCAAACTTACCACGAGGTCTAAGTTCTCCACGATGTGTTATATCGAAATTGGTAATACTTGGAGACTCACCAATACTTAGGTCTCTAGGGTTTTTTACATTATTTATACCCCTTGCAAAGCTATCTATGTTTAGATACTGTTTTGGCATTATTCACGCAATTCTATATGAACTAAGTCATCGAATCCATTATCTTTTACATCTCCATCACTGTCCCAATCTCCTCCCCAGCGAATCTTAACACCAAGTTGCTGTCCTATACCACGAATCATTCCACCCATATAATGAAATCCATCTCTATTTTTCCAGTCTATTGGGTAGGGAGCTATGTCAACAGCCTTACCTTCCATATGCTTTGAATACTTGACCTTAGTAGCCCCCTTAGCCAACAGCTCTTTCTGTCTTTCTTCACTACGCAATCCTTCTATAACAGTAACATCCATTATTTTGATAAGCTCATTAAGAACATTAACTAGTTTAGCATCGACTCCCTTGAGTCTTTGCTTACTTCTCTTACCAAATTTAAACATTATAAGCCAAGCTTCTTTAGCAAAACGCCTTTAATGATTTTCCATAAAGCTTCTAAGATAGCCCTTTCTGTTTTTTCACTAATTATTGGGATATCAACAGCTTTATTAATCTCATCAATAATTTCATCTTTTGTTTCATCAGCTAATAATTCATCTGCTATCATTTTCATTAACATTATTAATTACTCCTTATTTGTTTTATTTTATATGTTAAATACACAATAGTCATTAATCCTATTATGCATTGTAGTATTAAATTTATATTTGATAAATGTATACCGTAATTTATAAATGATATACTAGCAACTTTTAAACTATCCATTAATGTTTTCCATTTATCCTTGATAAAGAACCTTCAATTCGTGATACTTGATTATCAAGGTCGTTAATTTCTTTTGTCATAGCATCAAACTTTCTATCTAATTTATCATCAGATTGATTCCATCTGGTAATTAATTTTATAATCATCCCTTCCATATTTTCTAGCGTTTCAGACTGACCTTTATTTTCTACTTTAAGATTTTCTAAAGCCTGTTGTTGTGCTTCACTTTTCTTAGATAAAGATATAACTAAGTAGACGAACATTACGCCTACTACCCCTATCATTCCAGCTTCCCCGTATACTGCCATGAAATCCATTATTTCTTCTTTTTCTTTTTACCCCAACTAAATGGGTTTAGGTTTAATTCTTTTTCGTAAAAAGCTACTTTCTCAGCTAGCTCTTCTCTTTCAATTTTTTCTTCTGCAATATGCTTGCTGAGTAAGTTTTCAATTTGTTCATCTGCTGTAGCCACTTTATTCTCCAATGACTTAATACGACTCTCAACCTGCCAATAGCCATAAACCAAAACTGCAACGAGAACACATCCCTGAGCAAGCCATTTAAGGTTAATACTAACAATGGCGTTATCATCAAGAACGGTAGCCCTATAACTTCTAGCGGTATCTGGCTTTCCACTCACTTAATTTCCCAGCCTGCAATAGACCAACCAGAGTCACACCCTGTCAATATAAATGTAATTAACAGAAATATTATAACTTGTACTAATGTTTTCATTATTCATTTTATCCTAAATACCTTATTTTTAATCCATTTAAAAGCTCTTTTAACAACGCTTTTCTTTTTTAATGAAGACTTTACTTCAAGTATCTGACTATCTATTTCATTTATGTTTTTATTTATTGCGTTAAATTTCTCATCAATTTTATCATCATACTTTTTCCAGTTATCACTTAACTTCATTATCATATTCTCCATAGATTTTAAAGCATCAGACTGAACATTGTTTTTAAACTTAATAACCTTAGCCATTCTAGTAGTTTTATTCAGACCTCTTCTTTCTAGTCTGCTAGTCCTTCTTACCCTCTGTAAGCTATGCACGTTGCTGTAGAATCAGTATGGTTTATAATCCCGCTAAAATTTCCATATAGTATTTCTCCGGGTATCATATAGAACCAACTTGAAATACCATCACCTATATTGGCAGTAACTTTTAATTTTAAAAATTCAACTGCGGCATCACCACCACCTTTACCAAGTGCTTGTATAGCTATCCAAGAACCTGTGTCTGGAGTAGATGTATTGGTGTCATGCTCGGCTATTAAATCAAAACCATTCTGCCCTATTAGTAGGTTAGAAGCTTCTTTTGATGTATATTTATATAATCCAGTAGACATTACTTAGAACCAAAAACTTTAGAAAAGAAACCTTTCTTTTTCTTTTTTCCTTTTTCAGCTAGTTTTTTACCTTTTTTCTTTTTCTTTTTAACATCATCTGCATCAGCAATTTGCTCATACTTTTGAGGTGTATTAACTTCAGCAGGACTTCTACCAGTTAACGCTAGTAATACTAAAGAAATTAATACAGTTAATAGACCTTTCATTTTATACCTTTATATGTTTAGACACTTCTTCATTGCCATTTAGTTGAGGAACTATTCTTGATAATAATTCCGATTTAGTTTCACTGGAACCATATGAGATTCCACGCTTATCGTAAAAATCTTTTATTTCTGATTTTGTATTTGAATTAGTGGGGTAGTCATTTTGAGTAGTGGCTACACCATTTATTAAATGATGACCTCCCACTATTAACCTACCATGACCATCACTATGTTTTTTAGCACACTCTGCTACATAAAATTCTTCAGCAACCTTAAAGCTATTAGATTTTTTAGCTACCTCACCATCTATATCCACAAAGTATTTATATGACGAAGGGTAAGTCAGAGTCTCTGTAGACCCATCTTGATAAGTTTTTGTACGCTTTGCACCCGGAGTTGTGTTCCTATGAACTCTAATCCGATGACCCTGACTACACCTTCTTACAATCATTCTACTACTTCACCCTCTACTTCTTCAGGTGCTTCCAATGATGTGCGGAGCAAATTAATAAATGCTTCTTTGCCAACTTGTAATTGGTCAGCCATAAAAGCATTAGTATTTTGCTTGTTCTGCAAATCATTAATATGATTTACCATAATTTTCTGTTCATCAGTCATATCTTCAATAACATACTCTTTGTCATCAAGATTCAAGACTGGCTTTTCTTTTTGTTCTTTAGCCATTGTTTGACTCCTTATTGGTTAATTAATTATTTTTTCTTTTTATATAATTTTTTCTTTTTAGGTGGTCTTCCTCTTTTAGTACCATACGTCCCTTTTCCCTTGGGCATATATAACTCCTTGTTAGTTAATTAAAGTTTTTTAAAATCTTCTATTGCTTTTGCCAGTTCATCACTTTCTGCTTTTGCACTTGCCATATCTCTATCATAACGAGCCTTTTCTCTTTCTAATTGAGAGAGAGACCATTTTTGTTTTGAATCATCTAAGGCTTCACCAGTTTCGCTATCAAATCGCTTTTGAGACAAGACAACATGAGCTTCTTTTGTTACATTGTCATCGCTATCTTTTTCTTCAGCAACCTTTTCAAATGCAACCTTCTTTGCAGTTTTTAATGAACTATATTTAGACCATTTCATTACTTATCCTTTAGTTGTTTTTCTAAATCTTCTACTTTTGAAGATAATTCTTGTACTGATTTTATAAGAGGCATTACCATAGCTTCAAATGATACTCGTTGCCTGCCATCCTTA